TCTAAAATATCTTTTACAAAAGCTGTAGTTGCTAGCTTTGTACTATCATCAGTAGTAGATTGAGTTGTAGCTATTGACCCAGTAGGTAAAACAGGACTTCCAGTAAGAGTAGGAGAATTAGATAAAACAACAGAACCTGTGCCAGTTTTTGACGTAACTCCTGTACCTCCATTAGCTACTGGTAACGTACCTGTTACACCTCCTGACAAACTAACATTAGTAATAGTATTATTGCTACCGTTAATTGTTTTATTTGTTAACGTAGCTGTAGCTGCTCTTTCATTTGTAACAAAAGCAGTAGTTGCTACCTGAGTCGTGTTAGTACCTGCTGCTGCAGTTGTTGATGTTGGTGTGCCTGTCATTACAGGGCTTGACAAAGTTTTATTTGTTAGTGTTTCTGTACCTGTTAATGTAGCAAAGTCACCATCAGATAACGCAGTGTTAAACTGAGCAACAGTACCTGTCAATGTGTTATTAGACAGGTTAATTGTTTTATTAGTTAATGTAATTGTATTAGCTCTTTCACCAAAAACATAAGCAGTTGTAGCTAACTGTGTTGTATTAGTTCCTACACTAGCAGTAGGTGCTGTAGGTGTACCAGTAAAAGCAGGACTATTACTATTAGCTTTAGATGCAACAGCAGAAGCAATAGCAATAAACTCATTGTCAATTTCTGAGCCTTTGATAATTTTACCTACGTCACCTGCACTTAAACTATCTTTAGCTGTAAAGTTGGTTGCTTTAGTATAATTTGACATTCTTTATTCCTTAAATAATCTTTCCTGTTTTTACATACACATCAATTTTTTGTATTGATAATGGATTCTGATTTATGTCTGCTTCAAAACCTAACTGCAAAATAGAACCTGAACCACCTAAGTTTGATCTAACTTCTTCTAAAGCTAAACCGCTTGAGTATTCAGACAAAGCATCTGCACTCTTTAAATAAATAGTTGCATTAGGTTCTTCACCTGAGTTTGTATCAGGAACATAATAAAAACCATCACCACTATCAAATTTAGTTGACTGAGGTAAGTCATATCCATTACTTGGATCAAACACAGATTTAAATGCTACTTGATAGTGAGTACCGTCTGTATCTGTAATAGTATTTGTAGTAGGTGTGCTGTCACTAAACGATTGACTACCTACTACAGTTACATTATTAACACCAAACTTGTTTACATTAAACTCATAAACAGAACCTGCAGACAATGTCTTACGAATATCTCTATAAGAAGAAATATAATCAAAACCATATTTAATAAATACGTTTTGACCTACACCACCAACAACAGTAAAGTTAGCTTTCTTTAATACTTTTAAAGATGTTGGATTACCTAAATCAAAATTATTAGTGTAGTACCTCATCTTATAAATAGTATCGTTGTCTAAGTAGCTAATATACTTACCTACATAACCCTCTTTACCTATTAATAAATCACCTGCATAAGTTGTATAAAAAGCAGTAGGTTCAATAGAATCCCAAATAGTTACACGACAAGCTCCGTTTTGTAATCTACCTCTTAGATCAAAACAAAATACATACTTAGATGTAGGTAATGTTAAAACGTAAAAAGCATCTTTTGGATAGTAAGCTGATTTAATTCTATCTTTGTTGGTTTCTGAATCTACAAATGATACTAAGTCATCTCTAACATTAAATGAAATATTGTTTATAGGTGCTGATTTTTCCTGAATAACACGAGAAATACTTCTTAACCCTGTGTCAGACAAGAACATAACATCTGTACCTGTATTAATAATAGTGTCTCTAGCAATACAACCTACGTTAGCAATCAAATCTACTAACTCTAAACGTGTTACATCAATAGGGTTAGAATAAATAGCAATGTTTCTTTTACCAAATATAACTAAGAAACCGTTGTGTGCTGCTAGTCCTATTACTTGATCTCCGTTAGGAAACACATCAACTAATGACAAGTAACCTGAGTCACCAGTAGATAAATTAGTACCATCTAGTAATGCACTAAAGTAAACTGTTTGCTCGTCATTAACTACATTAGCCCACCATGTTCTACCGTATGCACCTAAAACTACATTAGGTTTAAAATCACTAGGAGAAGAAACATAGGGGGTAGGTACTGAGCCAGCGTCACTAAGTAAATTAAAACCGTAAACACCCGTGTGTGCATGACTAGCTCCTAGTTTGTGATAGACCAAAGGTAGATGACCTGCTTGTGCTAAATAAGCATGAGGACTAATATCTGGTCCTTCACCAAACACAATGCTAGAAGCTGACCAGTTGTTTCCTGTGATTGTATAAGCTGTTGTTCCTGTCCCTGCTGCATTAGATACTGTAGTGTCAACAGCAGTAGTTAATACACCACTATCTAAAGTAAGTAATAAATTATTACCTCCTGCTATAACTTGTTCTGTCTCTCCTAGCTCAAATAAAAACTCAATATCATTAGTGCCTAAATCAGAATTAGTAGAACTGTTTTGTTTAGTCCAGCCTTTTCTAGCACCAATACGTCCAAACTTATCTATGACGCAATTGTATGCTTCTAGTGCATAGCCTGATGATAAATCAACACTGCTTTCCTGAGTGTTAATACCAAGAAAACCTGGTGCTGATATGGTTGTTGTTTGTAATTGTTTAGCCATTAAACTTGATGCCAGACGTATTCATCACTATACCTGCCGTTTTCAATAGCTATGTGATCTGATAAAGATTGATCTGCTAGTGCTCTAGCTTCAGATGAAGATAAACCTGCGTCCTCTCCTCGTTCCGCTACAGCCATTGCATAAGCATATTTAATTACAGGTTCTGCAGGTACAGTAATTTCATCAGCGTCTGCTGACAAAGATAATTGTGGTTTATAAATGTTAAAGAACACATTATAAATACCATCAGGAATAGGAAAGATGTCAACTTGCGTGTCGTTGTTAACGTCTACACCATTAAAGTTGTAGTACGCTGGTGAGCCTTTTTGTGGTGTCTGATTAAGAAACAAATTGTTCATCTGACTAAAAGGCATATACTCTAAGAAAAAATTATCTTCACTGTTAATAACATCAATAACTTTAAACCTTTGTCCTGATCCTGTCATGACGTAGTTAAACAAGTCATTAGCAGTAGTTACCGTCAATGTCTCAGACAACGCATTCCATTGATATGAATCTTCTACAAATCTTTTAGCATCATTGACAAATTTACTAATAAGTTTAGAGTAAGACGTATCAGTAACAGCAGTTACTTCATCTTCTCTAAGTCGTATTAGTACATCATTGACTAAATTTAAGTAGTTCATTATTATGCTTTCTTTTTAGTTTTACGCATTGCACCACGCAAACATTTACCTGCTGCCTTACACTTCTTAGGATAAGGACAAGTAGGACAAGGCTTCATTTGTTCTTCTTTTTAGGTGCAGGTTTCTTTTTCTTTTTACCGTATCCGTACATATCTATCTCCTTTAATTATGAAACTGTGTTGTTTGTGCTGATGTTAATTCTAATGTTGCTAGATAAGTTACAGAATTTGTAGTGCCTGTATTTTGTATTCTTATTTCATCATGCTCTTGCATTGCAACAGAAGCCTGACCATCTAATAAAATAGAATCACCAATACCTAAGTTTTTACCTGCTACTATTAAATACTCTTCATCTTCTGAAGAATCATACCAGTAGACTTTAGGTGTTTCGTTACCATCAAGACTAATGATATACTTAACTAACCAGTTTGCTGTGTTCTTAGCAGGAACTGTATATAATACCTGCTTAACATTAGCAGCAGGACTACTACTTGAGCTTAGTGTTTTTGCGACTGTTATGCTTCTTGCCATGAATTATTCTTTCGATTGATCCGATGAACCCATTCCATATCTCTTGTGGACTAGGAAGTAACCACCCTAATACCAACAACAATAAGTACCACATCGGTACATTAGTATTATTTTGTATTAAGCTATCTACTTTAGATGTGTTAATGCTGGTGTCGTTTTCCTTCTGACTAACATTAACATTCTCACCTTCGATCTTGGTGTTGTCTTGTTGACCTACTACCTGCTGTGTGTTCTCTTTTCCTACCTGAGCATTAGCATTAACATTAGTACCAGATTTACCTGGCATTATAGCTTTAGCTAAACCCAAAGCGGTGCATCCTTGTAAAAAGAATATACCACAAAAAGCTATAATTGTCAAGTATTTCATCTATTTAATATAAGGTCTACTAGCCATCCGAATGAAGCACCTAGTATTAACAGTAGTACACCAGCACCCTTCCACTTAGTTACGACATCAGACATACACTTAACGTCTATACGTAACTGTTCCATCTGACGTTGTAAGGACTCTACCTGAGCTTCTAACCTACCTATCTGTTGGTTTAGGTCTTCCATCAAGTAATCCTTTTATTTTTAGGTTTAGGAAATCCTTTTTTCATATTCGCATAAGCCTTAGGACTAACTGTACTTTTAGATTTAGGACGAGAAGTACCTGCTTTTTTACGTGCGTTAATGTTTGCGTATAATCCTTTAGGCATTACCATTTCTCCTTATTAGCCCAGTATGCTGCTGACATCTTACCTTTAGATATATTCTTAGCGTGTCTTGCTTTAAATGATTTACGTCTAGCTTTTTCT